GCAACGGAGAATCCGAACTGGTCGCCACCTTGCCTGCGGGTGTAGATTTCAAATCCGGCCAGCCGCAGCCAGCGGATCGCGAGATCCTCCAGCGTATGGCCAACCTCGAAAATGCGCAGCGTGCGCCCGGGGAGTTCACGATCCGGATCGACCGGCGCCTGCACAAACTCGTATTGCAATGCCCGCGCGCAGGCGACGCCCAGGCGCGATGCGCCGAGGTAGGCGCGCGCCGTCTGCAAATCGCGCTCGGCCTGCAGCGCAGCGTCCAGTACGGCGGAGACGCGCTCGTGAAATTTTGGTTGGGAGTTATAGTCCAGCATCAAAACGGCACTCCCGGCCCACGCACCGGTCGCGACCCATGTTGCAATTCATGATGCGAAGTCGCCAGCCTCTCTTCCAGGAAAGCGAGATCACGCTTCGCCATCTGCTCATGCGCGTCGATCATGTATTCCTGATAGGCGCTGATGATGGTTTCGATGAGACCTTGCACTTCGCGCTTGCTGTAGTCGGCTAGCGGCCGGTCCATGCCGAGCGCGCCGACGTAGTCACCTAGCGGTGCCAGGCAGCTTTGCAGTGCTGCCATTTCCAATTCAGACGGATCAATCATGCGACCCTCCGTTCTGGTGACGATGCGCGAAAATGCGGCCTGGCAGCGCATTGAGCAGAAAGTGAAACGCTGCCGAAGCGCGGGTGCCATGTCGATCTGCAGATGAATGCGGTTGTGCGGCGCCTGCCAGCCGAAACCCTTTGCTTGCCGATAACAGATTGCGCATCTCAAGCCGCCTCCCGTTGCGCAGCATTGGCGGCGAACACCAGATTCTTGATCTGCGGCTTGCTGAAGTGGAAGGCCAGCATCGCCGATGCCTGGTAGCGTGTCAGACCGTAGTCGTTGCGATGCTGGAGCGGCAGGTATTTCATTTGCGCCGGGGTCGGCGGCTCGTTGAGCCAGCGCTTGGTCTTGTGTGCGGAGTCTGCGCTTTCATGGTCGTTCAGCCAGTCGTCGGCTTGCGCCAGGCAGACCGAACGCTCACCGATGCCGAGCAGGCGCGTCGGAAGGGACTTGCCGCCACCCAGCGCATGCCAGCGCCCACTCAGATAAAACACGCCGCCCCAGGCGAGAAAACCTGTGGCCACCAGCGCGCAGTCGTCGCCGAACAGGTCGCACCAGCGGAAATTGGAACGTGCGAGCAGGTCGACCTCGGTCATGATGAAATCGGTCAACGCCTCGGCCCCGTCGTCGCAGCGCTCCCAGACAAAGCCGCACAATGGGCACTCGCGGCACGCGGCCGGCACGTCGGCCTCGCAACCAGGACATTCCTTGACCGGCGCATCACCGGACGAAGTGTCGCGGCCGTCGAGGTTCGCCTCCTGCTCAAGCTGGCCGTGCATCAGCGTCGCGGTGCCGAAATCCAGCACAATGCAATCACTCTTGAAGACGCCGGGAAATTCGGCCGGATCGACGGTCCGCAAGCCACGTCCTATCATCTGCATCAGGGTCGACTTGTGCGAACTCGGACGCAGCAGCACGATGCAGGAAGTCGGTGTGTAATCGTAGCCTTCCGTCAGCACCGCGACGTTGACGACGATCTGGGCGGCGCCGGACTCGAAAGCGGCGAGGCGCGTTTTGCGCTCGGCTTCCGACAGGTCGCCATGCACCAGCACCGCCGCGATGCCGGAGTCATTGAACGCCTGGCATACGCTGTCGGCGTGCGCGACCGTCGAACTAAAGACGATGGTCTTGCGGCCGGAAGCCTTTTCGCGCCAGTGGCGGATCACCGCGTCTGTGACCGGCGTCTTGTTCATGATCGCTTCGACCTCGCTCATGTCGAAGTCGGAAGCCGTTCGCTTGACCTGCGACAGCGCGTCGGCGGTACCGACGTCGACCACGAAGGTGCGCGGCGGCACCAGGTGCCCGGACGAGATCAGTTCGCCGAGACGGATCTGGTCAGCGACGTTGGTGAATACCTCACGCAATCCCTTGCCATCGCCACGCATCGGAGTCGCGGTGACTCCGAAGACCTTGGCTTTTGCATTCTTCTGCAGCACGCGGTCAATCACGCGACGATAGCTGGCCGAGGCCGCGTGATGCGCTTCATCGATCACCAGCAGGTCAAGCACCGGCATCGTGTCGAGATGGTTGTCGCGCGATAGGGTCTGCACCATCGCGAAGATGGCGCGGCCATCCCACGATTTGGTTTTGGCGTCGAACACCGAGGTGCTGACTCCGGTGTTGATGCGTTCGAACTTGGCACGGTTTTGCGAAACCAGTTCGTCGCGGTGCGCCAGAATGCAGGCTTTGGCGCCGGGGTCGGCCAGCATGCGGCCGGTGGTGGCCGACAGCATGACGGTCTTGCCGGCGCCGGTCGGCGCCACGCCCAGCGTGTTGCCGTGGGCGTCGAGCGCAGCCACCGAGCGCTCGACAAAGATGTGTTGTCGTGGTCTGAGCATCATCGCAGCGGTTCTCCTATTGCGCCCAGCTTGGGCGGCCGGGTGCGTTGGCGGGAGCCGGTGTTGGCGTCCGCGATGGTTGAGTAGCTGGTGCCAGAGGTGTCGGCGCTGCCGGAGCCGAGCCTGCGGACGGGTTGGGCGCGCGGGACGTCAGGCCCATCAGTCGCGCATAGTCCTTGTGGTCCGGCTGGATCGCGACCTTGATGACATTCTTGGGTTCGTCGTTCTGATCTTTCTCGACGTCGATCTTCGCCAGGAATTCGATGCCGTCGAGATCGGCGAATCCCTGGATCCGGCGCGCCGCAGCGGCCTGCTGACCGTTGTCCTGCGGCTGCAGGTTGCGCGATGAATTCAGCAATGCGCGCACAAAGGCGCGGCCGATGTTGGCCCAGTCCGGGCCTTTCGGGCTGTACAGGCCGATCAGGCTCCAGATCTTGCGCTTGGCGAAATCGCCTTCTGTCACGACGAATTCGGCATTCAGGTAGACCGAGCCGGTCTTGTCGGAGAGGGTTGCGTAACCGCCGGTCCAGCCTTGTTCCGGCTGGTCGTAGCCGCCCGGTTTGATGGTCATGCGTACCCGCGCCAGCGTGCCCTTCGGGATCACGTCATAGGATTGCTGGTTCTGGGCGTCGTTGAAATCGGCCCAAGGATTGGTGTGGATGTAGTTGTTCATGGATCAGATTCCTTGCGATGAAGTGGATTCGGTGTTTTGCGGGATTTGTGTCGATGGCAATGCGTCGAAGCGCAGGCGCTCGGCGGCGGGACGCACCGGGCCGGCCATCTTGTGCAGCAGGCGGCCGAGATGCGGCTCTTCCGTGAGGTCGAGCCGGCCAGAGCGATCCTTGGCTGGATAGCCCCATGGATTGAGCGTATGGCAGACGAAGGCGCGATAGAGACTGCCGTCGTCGGATTTCAGCGCCGTCATCGTGATCACCTGATCGACGATGCCGGGCAACTCCAGGCCGGTCTTGCTGCCGTCGATCTGCGGCACGAACACCTTGCGGTTGAAGTCGTCTGTCTTTTCGTCGAGGATGCCGACCAGCACCACGTTCTTGTCGCGGGTGTGCTGCAGGTGGGTCAGCGCGCCGATCAGTTCCTGTCCCAGCAGGCCATAGGCGCCGCGACTGTCCGGCTTGCCGGTTTTTTCGGAGAAGGCTTGCGGCTGGCCCTTGCACCACTGGAAGCACAGACGCGCCAGCACCGTGATGCTGTCGATGAAGTAGGTGTCGTATTTCGCCAGCGAGGCCGGATCGCCGAACTGCTCGCAGACGAAGCGGTGGTGCGCCGTCGAAAACGGCTGCTCGTCGCGCAGCGCCGGATTGGGGCCGCCCAGGAACACCGCGAAATCGCGGAATTCCTGCCAGGTCTGCGGACGGATCGCGTCGCCCGTCCAGTCCTGAACGGCCAGGTCGCCAGCTTCCAGGTCGACGAACAGGGTGCGTTCGGCCGGCAGGGTGTTGAGCAGGCTGGTCTTGCCGATGCCGGACGGGCCGAAGATCACCAGCTTGCTGCCGCGCTTTTCGGCAAGGCGCTGGTCTGCGGAAATGATGGGCAGGCTCATTGCGCGTCTCCCCCATCGATCAGCGCCAGGCGGAAGCCGGGTTTGCCGGTTTTCATGGTGCGGGCAGGCGTGAACTGTTCCTGCAGGACTGCGGGCCAGGCGCAGTATTTCGTCTCAGCTACGCGATAGCTGACGTCGACGTATTGGGCCGGGTTGTCGCCAGCGGCGACAATGCGCGACACGATTTCGGCCAGCTTGGCCTGATCCCACTCGATTTTCTTGGGGAGGTCGGCGGTGACGCGTACCGCGCCATCGGTGAAATGCACGACGCCGGTATCCTTGCCGGCTGCGAAGCGGATGGTCTGCGCCTGCTCGGCGAACCGCAGTTCGACGGCAGCGTCGATATGTTCGATGAGCCCCTTGGCGGCAGTCAGGATATCGGTCGCTTCGGTCTTCAGGGAAAACAAGGCGTCAGCCGGCAACTGGGCAAGTTTGGTGACGGGCGTGGTGATCGCCTGGTCGAGGGTGAGGCGGCTCATGCTGCACCTCCGGCGTGAGCCGCTTCGGAAGTGCTTTGGCGCAGGGAATGCCGTTCATACGCCTCGACATCTTCGAGCCGGTAGACGACCTTGCCGCCCAGCTTCAGGAAACAGGGGCCGATGCCGAGCACGCGCCAGCGTTCCAGCGTTTTGGAAGAAATGCCCCAGCGTGTAGACAGGTCGTTCTGGGCGAGCCGGGTCTTTGGGGCAGAAGTTGATTCCGGCGAAAGGGAGACCGCTGCTGCGGTGCCTTGCCGGCTGGATGCGGAAGAGATGTGCATTTTGGGTATTCCTAAGTGTGTTTAAGGAAACCCGAATCCTCCGGATATGAATTGAGACGCTCTATACCGAAAACTTAGACGCTCGTTAGACGGGGTGAACCCGCAAATGGAAACGGGCCGCACTGTGGCGGCCCGTTGGGGAGGTTAAAACTGATGAGACGCTGGTTAGACGAGCAGCATCCACGCGCCGCGTTTGCCGACAGTGCCGATATAGGTATCGGCGATGACATTCCAGTTACGGAATGCCTGCCTGGGGCTGTGCGAGCCGGATCCATCCATCAGATCCTTGGTGGCCACTGCCGGATTGCCCGAGCGATAGGCGTCGACAAGACGCTGGATGATCTTGATCTGCTTCTCGCCGACGACCGTCAGGGCAGGCTTGCCGGGGACGAACAGCGTGGCGGTGCGATTGCCTTCGACCGCAAAATCGACGGTCAATCCACCGCGCGCCAAGGTCTTGTTCTGAACATAGACGCTCTTGAGACGGGTAATGTCGATGGTGACCGCGGCGGTACCGGTGGCGAGCATAGACGTGAGCGGCACCACCACATTGATGCCGAGGAAGGACGGATGCGTATTGCCGGCGCAAAGAACGATGCCGGTGCCAGCGTCATGTCTGGCGCGCAACTGGGTGTCGTAGTTGCTCACCACGCGGCCGTCGTGCAATTGCCGGGCGAGGTAGCCTGGCACTTTTTCAGAATCGAGATTCAGTTCCCCAAGATAGATCAGTCCGTCATCGTGGAGCGGCTGTCCGACCGGCTTGAGCGAAGCGCGCAGGCCATTGACGACCCGTTCCTCGATCCAGTCGCGCTTGATCTCGAAATATTCCAGCATCAGGCCCGGGATTTCAATCGGCCGCCCGGCCTGCGGGCAGTCGTACTTGACGTGGCCCGGCGTCGAAGATGGCGAGACGGGCACCATTTGCACCTGCCCGTCGTCCAGATCGATATCGATGGAATTGTGGCGACCGCGGCGCACCAGGAACCCGCCGTCCAGCAGCGGATCGACAGGGATTCCGCGGGTGTGCAGGTACTTGCGGGAAATCTGGTCTTCCCGCTGATCATAGAGGGCAAGTAGCGCAGGAAAGATCGTGTTTTCTTCAACGGCGTCCAGTTGCCGCACCGTCTGCAGGATTCCCCAGTGCGCCAGCAGCGCGAATCCGAAATCCCGCTGCCGTGGATCCCGGTTACTGCGCAGGTTGCAGCGGTTGGGATCGCTGAGCGTGATGTTTAGTGTTTTGGTTTTGCCTTCGCCGTCCATCGAATAGCGCACGGCAATCACCACCTTGCTGATGACGGCGGCGCGCCGGAAAATGTTATCCGGCCCGAACAGCTCACTGGCGACGGTTTCGATATCGTCGCCAGGCGAAACCTTGAGCGAGGCACGATGCCTGAGATTCTGGGGCCGGGCTTCGGCTTCCACGATCGTCACGAACTCGATGTCAAATCCGGGAATGCTGGGCACGTCGAGCTTGAGCGAATCCAGGAAGCGTGCGAGGTTGTATTGCTTGAGGGTGAGCGGTTTGTCCGAGAGGTCATGTTTCAGTCCGACCACGGCAAACGCCGATGCAACCACCGGCCTGACGCCAGCGCTTTCCGCGAACACCTCGACCACGCCATCCTGCGGAGAAAACATCAGCGTCGCCTCGATCGCCGGACGGTAGTAGAGCGGTTTCTTGCGTCCGTCTTTCAGAGCGGCGACGCTCGATAGCGGTCCGGCATGTCGAACGATGAGGAGGTGCGATTCGTATTCGGTGCCGTCGTCCCGCGTGTTGCTGACCCGGATGTGGTCGATCTTGCAGGGCTCGGCAAGTTCAAGCTCTTCCTGCAGTTTTTGCTCGAGCGCCGCCTTGGTGGTGGCGTTCCAATCGAAATCGGTACTGCCGTTGGTGTCGACCTCGAACGCCTCGTACATCTTGCCCAGATTGCGATAGTGATCCGCGTAGAACAGATTCTCCGCCTCGTCGAACAGTGTTTCCTCATTGAGGTACAGCCAGCCAGCGCGGCCGTAGCCGTCTCGCTGCAGGTTGAACGCGGCGAGTTTTTCGGTATCGAAAATCCGGCCCGAGACCTTGCCTATCGCTTCTACCCCTCGCCCTTCCGACAGGGTGAGGATCCGCAGCGCGTGCTGCTCCAGCGGGATCGCGGTTTCTGGTTTTAATCCGAGTGCTACTTCGAGCGCGGCATGCCGGGTGGTGTCGATCTGCGCGTCGTCGGCATCGTCTTCCGCCCATGGCACGCCGGCGAAGCACCCGGCATGTTGTGCTTCGTCCACGTCAAGCACGAGCGTTTTGATGGTTTCGACTGGCGCGGACTCCAGCAATCGGTGCAGTGATGGGATTCCTTTAAATGTTCTTGCCATGTCGCTCCGTTTGTTGAATGTTGTTATCAGAAAAGCATGCATGGGTGATCCGTGGCCAAAAGCCGCCTTGGATGCCGTCCGTTGGGCTTGGCTGAACTGCGTTTCCAGATTTTTTATGAAAACACGGACAAGTGAGGGTCTGTGAGTAGTATTTCAAGAAAGCAATCGTTCAAAAGTAGTAAATATTTCATCGGATGTCCAGCCTCCGGCGGCGTAAGCATTCGTGCAAAAAATTGGAGCTGTCGCTGAGGAGATCCCGCAATGCTTGGCTTTCACCCTAATGACTACGCAATTCCGGGATTACGCGCGGACGGGTAGATTTGGATAATCGTGGATCACACGAGTTTGAAACTATAAAGGGCTACCCAATGAAAGACGTCAACCAGACGCCGCCGTCCAGAATGACCGCCGAACAGAGATGCAGCGAGGTCGCTCTCTATCTGGCGCGCGGGATTGTCCGCTTACGCGACACTAATCTCGTCAAGTCCACAAATCGGGGTGTAGAGAGCGAATTTGTACTTGGCTTTTCGGGTGACCAGAGCGTTCATGACAACCCGTCAACCAGAAAACCGGAGTTCAAATGAAAGCAACACCCAGTATTCCCGTCATGCCGCCCACATTGGTCGCGCAGATTTCCAGCCTGTCCCAATTACACATGGATGACATCAAGTCGCTCTGGCGCCGCCTGTTCGCGGCCGAGACGCCTACACACAACCGGCAATTTCTGGAGCGCCGGATTGCCTACAAGCTGCAGGAGGTCGAGTGCCGCAAAAGCAATGCAGCTCTACTGGAACGCAACCGGCGGCGCGTCGCCGCGCTGGTGGACACGGGCAAGCTCAAGAAGCGCGACCGCGATTACCGGCCGGTAGCAGGCACCGTCCTCACACGCGAATACCAGAAGGTCGAATACCGGGTTACGGTTACCGCCGACGATCAATACGAATTTGAAGGGCGGCTCTATCCGAGCCTGTCCGTGATTGCCCGGGAAATCACCGGCACGCGCTGGTCCGGTCCACTGTTCTTCGGCCTCAAGATGCCGTCCAAGCCGAAGAAGGGAGCGGCAAAATGAGCGAAATACTCAAGCGTCGCCTGCGTTGCGCCGTCTATACACGCAAGTCCAGCGAGGAAGGTTTGGACCAGGAATACAATTCGATTGATGCCCAGCGCGATGCTGGCCACGCGTATATAGCCAGCCAGCGCGCCGAGGGCTGGATTGCGGTGGCCGACGACTACGACGATCCCGCTTTTTCCGGCGGCAACATGGAGCGGCCTGGGCTGAGACGCCTGATGGCGGATATCGAGACCGGGAAAGTCGATATCGTGGTGGTTTATAAGATCGACCGCTTGACGCGCAGCCTTGCGGATTTTTCCAAGATGATCGAGGTCTTCGACCGGCAGGGAGTGTCGTTCGTTTCGGTGACCCAGCAATTCAATACGACGACCTCGATGGGACGGCTGATGCTCAACGTCCTTCTGTCATTCGCCCAGTTCGAGCGGGAAGTCACTGGTGAGCGCATCCGCGACAAAATTGCTGCAAGTAAGCGCAAAGGCATGTGGATGGGCGGCGTGCCGCCGCTCGGCTACGACGTCGAGAACCGGAGGCTGGTGGCCAATGAGCGCGAAGCCAAAATCATCCGGCATATTTTCAAACGATTCGTCGAGCTGGGTTCGTCGACGTTGCTGGTCAAGGAACTGCGCCTCGACGGTGTGACGTCGAAAGCCTGGGTCACGCAGGACGGCAAGGTGCGCGACGGCAAACCTATCGACAAGAGCCTGATCTACAAACTGCTTGGCAACCGGACCTATCTCGGGGAGCTGCGGCACAAGGAACAGTGGTATCAGGCGGAGCACCCGCCAATCGTTGACCGCAAGACATGGGATGACGTGCAATCGATCCTGGCCAGCAACAGTCATGTGCGCGCCAATGCGACCCGGGCGACGGTGCCGTTCCTGCTCAAGGGTATCGTGTTCGGCAATGACGGGCGCGCGTTGTCGCCGTGGCACACGACCAAGAAAACCGGACGCCGGTACCGCTACTATATTCCGCAACGTGACGCGAAAGAGCATGCGGGAGCATCGGGCTTGCCGCGCCTGCCCGCAGCCGAACTGGAATCGGCGGTGCTGGATCAGTTGCGCACGACCCTGCGTTCACCCAGCCTGCTGGGCGACGTTGTCACCCGGGCCGTCGAACTGGACGCAACGCTTGACGAGGCGCGGGTCACGGTGGCCATGACGCGGCTCGACCAGGTCTGGGATCAACTATTTCCCGCGGAGCAGATTCGCATTGTGCGGCTGCTGGTGGAAAAGGTTGTGGTTTCGCCCGACGACATCGAGCTCAGGTTGCATGCAAATGGCATCGAACGACTGGTGCTGGAATTGCGCCCGGAGCCGGTGGAACACGTTGAGAAGGAAATGGCATGAGCAATACACGCATCGACCAGACTGGTGCGCCCGAGGTCATCCCGGATAGCTCCGGTCGCGTCACGATCTCAGTCCCGATCCGCATCAAGCGCCGTAGCGGCCGTAAGCTCGTCACGCTGCCCAGTGGTGAAACGGCCAAGCCGCGACCATGGGATCGTGCCGCGACGTCGCTGCAACTTGCGCTTGCCCGCGGGCATCGCTGGCTCGCCATGCTGGATTCCGGCGAGGTCAGGTCGCTGAAGGAACTCGCCGCAAAGGAAGGTGTTGATAACAGCTACGTGAGTCGAATGGTCAACCTGACCACGCTGGCACCGGACATTGTCAACGCCATTCTCGACGATGCGCTGCCGGACCACATCACTTTGTTCGATCTGGCGGTTGACCCGCCGGCGCTGTGGGAGGAGCAACGGCTTCGGCTTTAGCGCTCTAACTGGACGAACGCATTCGTCAATTTGCAGGTCGCCCCGCTACGCTACCTTCGTCAGCGGGGTATTTTTCTTTCCGGTGCAATTGCTAGTCGAATATGCGGAACCTCCAAGAATTCGACAAATAGATTTGAGAGCGGATTCCTGCATTGGTGGGTACACTCGGTTGTAATAAATTGTAAAAATTGACTTAGGTCGTGTTTCTGCTGGCCGCTGTCTATGCAATCTAATTGAGGATTTTGAATCGTTTCACTGTCAACAATAACAGTAACAAAATCATATCTTTTGTGGCACGCGCGTGTGCGTGCCTGAAAGCAAATTTCGTTGTCAATACCGTAAATATGTGACTAGCCACAACTGCGGCCAGTGAGGTAATATGTCGAACCGGCAATTAGCTTTAATGCAATTTTCTTGCCTGGCTTCGGACTGCAAACCTATTCCTTCCTGTCATGGCCAACAGAACATTCATACTCCACTCCCCGTTTGACGACCAACTCAATTTCGTAAGCATGTCGGGCAAAGAAGCCCTATCGACTGTGTCAGAGTTTGAAGTTCAATGCGTGAGCCCGTCCCCCGACCTTGAAGCAACCGATGTTCTTGGTAAGAGCTTTACGATTGAAATAATTACTCAAGAGAAAAATTCTAGATATCTCGACGGGTTGGTAACGCAATTCACCTACATTGGCCCAGACGGAAGCGCTGGAAAACAGTACAAATACAAAGCGAAATTACAGTCGTGGTTGCATTTGGCGGACCTCCGCTCAGATTGCAAAATTCATTTGCAAAAAGATGTCCCAACAATCATCAAAGACACCCTCGGGGAGTTTGGTCTGCCGCTCGAAATGAAGCTCATGGATTCGTATTCCGTCCGCGAGAATACAGTCATGTACGGAGAGACCTCGCTGAATTTCGTGAAGCGGTTGGCGGAAGAAGTCGGCATCTACTTTTACGTCAAACACGACTTGGGCTCGCACACTATCTGCTTCACAGACGGCGGGCATACGACGCTGCCTGAATACAGCACCATCGAATTCCTGACGCCTGGCTCGCGGCCAATGGATGCCGATGAGTACATCACCGAATGGGAAGTCCAGCACGATGTGAAATCCGGCAGTTACGTCACCAACTCATACAACTTCAAAGCGCCTGACGCCCGCAACCTCAAAATCGACGCCGACGAAAAGGGGCATACGAACGATAGCCTCGAAATGTATGAGTGGCACGGAGGCTATCCCGACCTTGCCGAAGGCAGCAAGCTAGCGCGCGTCCGTCGGGAGCAACAGCAACTGGACTTCCAGACGATTACTGCAACGACGAACGTGCGTGGTATAGCGCCAGGCTACTATTTCAAGCTGACCGACCACCCGACGCGCAAGGCCAACGCCGAATATCTGATTGTCGGTGCAGATTATTTTTTCCAAGAAAATTCCAACACGTCGCGCTCAGATGGACAGGAAACAACTTGGTCGATTACGTTCAATGTTAAACCTTCTGCCGACCGCTACCAGCCTCCGCGTGTAACTGCGAAACCACGCATCGTCGGCCCGCATTCTGCGAAGATATCTGGCCCCAAGGGGCAGGAAATTTTTTGTGACCAGTACGGCCGCGTTAAGGTGCAATTCCCTTGGGACCGTTACGGCAAGAACGACGAAAATTCTTCGTGCTGGATTCGCGTGTCTTCCCCATGGGCCGGTGCCAATTTCGGCGGCATGCATGTACCTCGCATCGGCCAGGAAGTGATGGTCGAATTTTTGCATGGAGACCCAGATTTACCCATCATAACGTCTCGCGTGTATAACCAAAATCAAATGCCGCCCTGGGATTTGCCTGCGAACGCTACGCAGTCCGGCTTCCTTTCTCGTTCCTCGCCCGGCGGCCAATACGGCAACGCCAATGCAATCCGTTTCGAGGACAAGAAAGGCGCGGAACAGGTCTGGATTCAGGCCGAGCGTAACATGGATACCGTCGTCGAGAACGACGAGACCCATCATGTGATGCACGACCGCACCAAAACCATCGACCATGATGAGACGGTCTACGTGCACCATGACCGCACCGAGACGGTGGACAATAACGAAACCATCACCGTCCACAACAACCGGCAGGAGCGCGTTGACCAAAACGAAACCATCTCTATAGGCGTCAACCGCACTGAAGACGTCGGCGCTAATGAAAAGGTGACAATTGGCG